CGGTGCGGTCTGTTGCAGGGTCTGCATAACCTGCTGCATAGCCTGCATGATAGGCCCGAGGTCGTTGTTAAGGTGTTGAGCTGCTTGTTCACTTGCTGCTCCAACCAGTTTATCCCGTTGCTCTGCGCTCTGTAGAGGCCGTCCTTTGGACATAGCCTGTGCCGTTGCGTGAACAAGTTTGATGTAATACTGCGCCACATGGTCTTTCACGTGACCCATAAGAGGGGTCAGAATACCTTGTGCGTACACAGGGTTTGCACCGAACAAAGGACTGGTCATGAATCCGAGATGTACTTTCAGGTGTGCTATGTCATCTTCATCAGGGAACACCGAAATAGGTTGTTTACCTGTCATGACGTACATGTTCTCTTCTGCCGGGTCTCGGCTGATAGGCTTTGGCGGAGTTGGTAACAGTGCATCCACGTTTTCTATGCGCAGCAGCTTCAACATGCGCCTGTATGCTTCTGGTTTGTGCCAAGGAACAGACGGGTCTTGCATCATCTGCAGCACCGCTTGATGCTGCGCGTACCGCTGGCTCTCACTAAAGATGCTCGGGTCGCTGACAGGGATCACGTCACTGTTGTGATCAAAGTCAGCACGGAAAACAACCTGTTCACCTAGTTCTTCTATCACCACACGTTCGTCAAGGTGCTGTTTATTCAACCTGCAGATGATCTTGAGCGCCTTACGCTGACTGTAGTGCAGACGAGCATGGATAGCCGCGTAAGTAGTAGACCCTTGTTCAATAAGCGCCATAGTAGTTCCAACCGGGGTACGATCGCCTACTTGTGCCAACTGTTCATCTGCTGTTCTTACTACGCCTTTTGCTGCGTCTGTCAACCAACCCAACAACTGGAACAGTACGGCGGATGGCGGGTTGAAAGGCAACCCCATCACCAGTTTGCGGATATCGTCCACTCCTGCCGGACCTTCAATCTCAGCGATCTGTGTAGGTTGGATATCAATTGTTTGACCGTTGAGTTTGCTGCCGCGCAACTTCACACCGCTAGGCATATTGTTGATGTGTGCGCTGTCAAGCAATGCGCGTAGTGCGCCGGTCGCACTACCAGCGAGGGAACCTATCAGGTGAGGGAAGCCTATGGCGTATGCACCGCGCCAAGGGATAAACTTCCACTCAACAAGCCAGTCTAACTTCTCGTATTTGGTATCTTGCTCTTCCCAGTTCCTGTAAATAGCCAACACCTTTTCGGTGTACTCATCGACCGTGATCACATAAGGTGCAGACTCACCTTGTGTGAACTGGTCGTCTTCGAACTCGTGCCAAGTGTAGATTTCCAGTACGGCACGAAGACCATCTTCATTGTAAGCGTCTTCTTCACGTCCTTCAATCTTATCATTAGCCTTTTCAGAGGCACTTTGTTCTGGGAACGAGGCATCTACACCAACATTACCTAGGTCACGATACAGTCCTGCATCCACACGTTGTTCGTACATGTGGCGTGTGATTTTCTGACGGTGCGTTACACGAGGACTGGTGTAGAAGCTGGTGGCGCTGTAAGGCAGATAAATATCGTCAATAGGGACAAACTCGCTCACTGGGCGATTAAACCGTTCATCCATCCAGAATTTCTGATACTGACTGCCGCCCATCGGGAGCTGGGTGAGCAGTTCTTCTAGTTCGGCGCGATACTCCGGCATCTGCTCTGTGAGCTGCCAGTTCATATAGGTCTTCTTACGCTCTGCTCGTTCTAGTTTTTCGTCGGTCTGCTTTCCAATAATCTGGGTGCGAACCGGTCCACTAGGTGGAAACAATTCCTTGATAGCACGACCAGCAAAGTCAATACATGACTCGGCGAGAACTGGGTGTACTGTTTTAGAAGCACCTTCAAATGATGCACCACCTGGAGCTTCGTCACCCAGTCCGGTGCGTTTCAGACCTTCTTCGTATTTTTTGTCGCGGCTAACCCGTGCATCACGGTCGCGCTCGGTGAGTTCAGTGAGGTCTCCACCCAGCACAGTGAGATCGCGTTCGTCGAATATCTCGGCTAGGTTGTCGCCAAATTGCTGTGGTACGGTTGCTTCGTCTGGTTCAAGAGGGAAGTCAACACTGCCATCAGGGTTCTCGATGAGTTCACCCAGAGCCTCCAGTTCAGGCGGTGGTGTGTCAATGTTTCCAGGAATACCGGGAATCTCACGGTCAAATTCTTGATCAATAGGAAACTGTGGCATGGTGAACCCTCGTTGTTATGCCTGCCAGCATAACAATTTTTCAGGGTTGAGGCAAGCTAAACTAAGTTCCTCCACTTCTGTTTGGTCACAATCAAACTGATGTTCGCCTGCGTCACGTTATACTCTTTAGCGAGGGCTACTTGAACGATACCTTCTGCATACTTCCTTCTTATTTCTCGTACATCGTGCTCACACAGTTTAGCCTGTCCGTTTAATTCTCCTGTCCCTACAGGAGGGCGCCCATTCTTATATGACTCTGGGTGTGTCACTGTACCGTGCCTACGTTTGCTCACGCAATCCTGCATATTGTCTTTAGCAGAACCTATTTTAAGGTGCGCAGGGTTTACACACAAAGGTGTGTCACAGGTGTGCATTGCCACAAAGCCTTCTGGTACGTGTGTGTTTGCCAACAGCTCTAAAGCGACATGCGTTGCTCGTCGCACTTTGCCTTTGTAGTAAAAGTACCCGTACTTATTGGCTTTAGCTCCGTGCCATAACCAACACTCAGCTTCCTCACCCCGGTTAAACTTTCTTTCAAACCTGTCCATGTAGCCTCCTGTAACAGGTATTATAACCCAGTAAGCTACACTGCGTAAGGGTTTTCTTTGGATTTTCTCTCCTCGTGGTAGTCATAGTCTTCTTCTTCCTCGCTTGGGTCTATAGATAACCAAGTTTGGTCTCGCAGAAGCATTAGCGCCTGACTCAAGGTGTCGCAAAAGTCGTCATGCAAACTTAAAGGGAATATGCAGACTTCTGAGATGAAATCGGTGGCCCATGTCCTGAACTCGCCCGGAACCTTAGCTGACTCAGGTATAAAGACTCTTCCCGCAGCTACCAAATGTGAAATTGAGTGCATACGCTGCACTTTATCAGCACGACCTGGGTTAAAAGGTCGTGCTGGTACGCCCGCCCGTTGCAAGTCTTGACACAAAGTGATACCCGAACCTTTTTCCTCCACCAACACGATATCTGGTCTATGGCCGGGTTTTAGTGGGTTCCCTTCTTCACCACCATAGGTCGCTTTGTACTCATCAATGACTCGTTCACGCAGGTCTGGATACTGTAGATGATCGGTCCACGCGTCCAACAGCATGACACAGTAGTTCCCGTCATCGTTCAGAAATACGCCCCATACCGTACACGCTGTCGGGTCATTGTGGGTCTTCTCTGTAAACGCTGTGTCGTACGACTGGATGATGTACGAGAAGCTGGGTAACTCATCTCTGTTATACCACAGTTTGAACCAGCTACGCTTCAGGATACCTTGCTCTTCTAGGTTAATCACCTCGGCGTGAATTTCCTGTCTGCCCAACGTCGTACCTTCGTACATCGCTATCTGGTTGTAGAAGGATGGAGCGAGGTTAGACTTGTTGTCGTACGTGCTGCCAGACGTCAACAACATTTTCCGCTTTGGGTCTTTTGACCATTTAACGAAGGTCTGTACCAAGGGGATCGGCTTGGGTGTGGTCGTAATGCAGACTTGCGGATGTGTCCCAAGACGTAATCCAAACATCGCCATGTCCCAAGCCCGTTGAACCACCTCCGGATTACCGTTCGCCCAACCAGCTATCTCGTCCATCCATATAGCGTCGTGTTGAGGTCCACGCAGGCGCTCTGGTTCCTCTGCAGAGTATAAGGTGGCAATCGCTCCGTTCGACCACGTGACCCTTCGCTTGGTCGGTTCAAAGATAGGTCTGTTGGAAGGGTGCGATACGGCCAAGATTCCCGAGTCTCCTTCAACAATAACGTCACGCAGGTCAGCACTCGTTGGTCCGAGGATACCTATCCGCTTGCGCCCTAGCACTTCCACTTGATAGCGAACCCACTCGGCTCCGGTACGGGTCTTTCCGAATCCACGACCCGCCAAGATGAGCCAGAAATCCCAGTCGTTCGTGTGGCGAAAGGAACCGGGTTGATACAGTTCTGTGTGCGGGAAGCCTTCTAACTGCTTCGGTCGACCGTTAAATTCCCAGTCATATAGCAGGTGCTCGGCTTCTTCCTCTGACAATGAGTCAAGGAACATCTGTTGATCGTCGCAGCTCAGTAAGGCAAGCTGCTCTTTCTTTGAAAGTTCAGAGGGGTTCACGGTATTCACTATGGGTCCTGTAGAGCACAGTGTACCACAAAGTCAAAACTTATTTTACTGGAAATTTTGAAGTGCGCTCGGTAGGTTCAACTAGTGAAGTCTAAATTTTTCAACAGTAAATTTTTCAACAGCGAATTTTTCAACAGCAAATTTCAACTAGTGAAGTCTAAATTTTTCAACATCAAATTTCAACTAGTGAAGTCTAAATTTTTCAACATCGAATTTCAACATCGAATTTCAACTAGTGAAGTCTAAATTTTTCAACAGCGTGGGAAGGGGCGAGTTAAAATTTAAACCGCAACCGATTGGGGTGTCACGATGACGGCTGCACGATCGACCCCGACCGAGCTGACCTGAGCCGACTGGCACGGTTCATGCTTTCACCCAGCCCTACCGACCCCGACTGGCACGGTTCATGCTTGTGACCCAACCCTACCGACCCCGACTGGCACGGTTCATGCTACATGTGACGCGCACCTTATAACGCGCAAGCAAAAAGAGAGATTAGTTTTACTTATGCTCCCATAAAAATAAACCTAAGCAAGAACCCTTGCTTACTGTATAATGGTTCACATGGCGCGATAACAGTGCCATAACATACAGCCCACATACAGGAGAACTACCATGCAAATCGTCCTCACAACAAAAGCCGCCATTTTCTCAGCCGCCTTTACATGCGCAATGCTGAAAGAAGTGGCCACTACATATCTTGGCTACAGTGCCGAGGCTGCCGAGGAATTGGCCACCAAACCCGCTTCCAAGCCTTCCAAGGATTTGGCCAAGCTTGATTGCCAAAAACTGCGCACGATTATTGTGCAGAAACTTGAACAAAGCCCCGATTATGGCGATGCGTTTAAAACCGGATGCCTTGAATTGGAATATACGTGCCTTGCCGACCTTGACATGGGCAACGCTGGCGCGAACAGCCGTCGTTCTGGCGGTGGTCGTAAAGCAATGGGTGGCGAGCTCAAGGGCGCATACGTGGTA